AATGCTTATAGATATATATTCTCTATCTTGATAATTTAATGTCGCAACAAGCAAATCACTTTCAAGCATATCTAATATGAATATTTCATTTTCTTGGAATACGAACGCTGCTGTTAAGTAGTCAGTCTCGCTCATTGATATTATCAACTTAATATCATTATTTTCAACCACATTATCTGGTAATGTTCTTATTGGCATAAAGTTGAAATAAATCTTATCAACCGTTGTAAGTGTGCCATCAAGGTTTCTTTGATTAACTGCCAAGTATAAGTTGTCATTGCTATCTACAATAGCGAAATTATCATTTACAAACGATATATCACTTACATCAATGTAATTATCAGTAATAAGTGTGCTGGGCAATAAGTATTGGTCGCTTGCGCCAGTAAACTTTTGTGTGTTCGCTTTTGAAAACATTGTGTCAGTGCTTCTTAGATAAAACGTTTTCACGCTTGTTCTTAACTTGATTAAGCCATTTTCTTTTGATAAACTATCACCTATTACAAAACGGTTAAATTCTGTCTTGTAAGGCAATATCGGCATATACATTTGGAATCCAAGTATTTCGCTACTGTCTTTTAAAACTTTATAAACCGGTAGCGAGAATAACGGATCGTTTCTATAAGCGCCTATTTCAAATTGTGAATCGTAATTTGAACCATTCCATATATAAGCTATATCTGTGTCTAACGCTATGTAATAAACCCCAGTAGTGCCTATTAAAGGAAAATAAGTATTGTCCGTGTAGTATTCTATGTTGCCGTCTATTGCGGTTATTGTTGTTGGAACTAACCCTTGTGTTATAACTTCACCGCCATCGATGTAAGGGAAATCTCTCGCAATCTTGTTGTATGTTCTCATTAAATCGATTACATCTGACGTGGATGTTGCCATAGTCCAATACTTATTATAAAGTTTGATTGAAGCAAACTCTAAAGTTCCGTCATTTTCAGTATAAGCAACTTGCCTTTTAATAATTTGTGTTGCTAACGATATTGTTTTAAATGAAGTCTTATCGCCAGCGAGTTTTGTGTCTTTGAAACTAAACAACCATTTTAACGTGTTGTTTTCAGCCACCGAAGCAACTTCGCTATAAACCCCTATATTGTTTTGAGATATACTCAACATTGCTCCATTGACCGTCAAATTGTTTGTGGCGTTTGTTGCTATTGTTTTCATAAACTCGGCAATAAGGCTCGCATACTTTGTTAATCCGTTTGAATCCATTCTTTGTGTTGCGCTTATTTCAACAAAAGCAAACGGCATAAGTAAATCTCTTTTGAGTGTAAAATCGCTCTTTGTTAATGTAATTTCGTATGGTCTAAACTCTTTTGGTATTTGAATGAATTGTGCTATTCTATTCCAATTCTTGCTTAGTTCATATCTCGCTACTACAAAGAAGTTGTAATAAACTAATTCAACTGAAGTGATAAAATACCCATCGCTTGTATAATCACCTACCGAATAAATGCCTTGTAAATTGCTACCATCATAAGCATGAAGTGTTTTGTGAAGTTTAGCAATCGATAATGTATCAACGCCAATTCTTTGAATTTGTCCAAATATGTTTTTTGTGACATCATATAACGAATTGATACGTTCACTTTGGTTAATTTGAATTTCAGTGTCTTTTAAATAATTATAATCTTCTCGATATTGTTCCGTTCTCATTGTTTCAATATAAGGTATATACTGCACTTTGAAAACTAAATATTGCCATGTAGTTTCAATGTTGAGGTATTCTCTAATGTTATCTATCGCTGTTTGTAATCCAAACGCACCAAACGTATCAAAGAATCCATCAATTCGATCACTACCATAATTCCAATAGATTGCGTGGTCTTTGTAACCTAAACCACCAGTTAAATCAAGCGTGTCATAAACCTTTTTCTCGTATAAGAAATTATTTAATGAATATTCTAATATCGAACTGCCACCACTTGCATAGCCATAAATATACATTGAAATAATATTTGCTACTTTAAATGGTAAAATTAGTTTTGCTGTATCTTCACCAACAATATATTCATCAGCTCTAAAGGTAACATAGTTTGTTACTGCGCCTTGATTGATAACCGCAACTTGTTCTTCGTTAGGTATCACGTTTTCAAGATAACTTTCAACCTTTGTAGCGTAATTTTCACCGCTAACTTCATCACCATAATCAGTTAAATTAAGCGTTGTAATATCTTGATTGCTTGGTGTTATGTTTAATTGTCTATTGTTTATAAAATCAGCATAAAGCACATAATTCCACTGTTGCGTTCCAACATCATATTCATATTGTAATCTTGGTATTGCGTTTACATACTTAAACACTTCAACTAATGCCTCACGCAAGTTTTTCTTATCTAAATAGAATTGCGGTGCGTTAATGCTTTCTAAATATGTTTGCAAGTCAATATCAATTACAAACGGCCTTGTTTCAATTAAATATTCAACTGGCACAAACGGAGATAATAACCGTAACCGTTCTACAACATCATACATTGTATATCGTGAGCCACTTGTCGGTTGCGTGAACGATAATGAGCCACATGGGTATTTTTCAAGCACTTTCGTTGATTCAATTAAACCAAGTGTGTGGTCGTATCTTAAAGTTTTCTTTGTTGATATTTCAACTTTGTCACTATATAAAATCCAATATGTTGTTCTTGTAGTCGTTCCATCGCTTATCGTTACTGTAACATTAGAAAATCTTGGCAAAGCGTCTTTTGTTGTTAGAAACGGTAATACAAGCAACGCACTATCTAAGCTCTCATCAATTTTAAATGTTTGGTTTATAATCTCTGGTTTATAGGTGACATCGTTGATCGATACATTAAATGTAAACAAGTTAATCACCACCTTCCAGTACTGACTGTTCCGTTACTCAACTGCCTCATGTAACCCGCTGACAAGTTTTCTTTATATATTCTTATTCCATAACCAATATTAGCGTTGCCATAATAAACGCCAGCAACAGTAGAACCTAATATCGGATTTGCGATGATACCAGCAACTAACCCAGCGTTTGTAATAACAAATTGATTTCTACGTTGTTGAACGCTATTTTCAGTTAATTCGCCTACATAGCCATTGATTTTCGTTGCTATAACTCCAACTTTTGCTACGGTTAAAACTGGCGAAATATGATGTTTAACTTCTTTTTCTTCTTTAATCTCTGGCTTTTCAGCAGAAACCTTTTGAAACGACCTTGTATATTGTGCGCTTGTTGGTGATTTTGCTGTTCCTCTTCGTGCTTCAACTATTAATCTATAATCTTGCATAAAATCACAACCTTACGCATATTGCTTCATAAACGTTATCGAAGCGGTCGCTCTTTCGCCTAAATCATTTGTTTCACTAAAACTTTGTATAATCACCGTTGCACTATAACCACTTGCATTTGTTGGTGTTTTAATCAATAGCGTATAAGCCGTTTCGGGGTTATAAGAACCATTAAGGCTATCAAGCAAAGCCGATAAACCACTGTTTACCCACAACACAAGCGTTGCACTCCATGTTGCGCTTTCAGCAAGAGATTTCGCTTCAACCTCACCAAGTATCTGTGGCGTTTGTAATTCCATGTTACGCTCTTTTTTGCTTGAATAAGGGTATATACGAGTTGCGGTTGAAAAGTTCCCACCAGTGAGCCAATATTGCCATTGATTGCCAAAATAGAACGTGTTGCTAAACTCAATATAAATTGTAGTATTAAGTTGAATGTAATAATCGCCATTAAGCAACTGCAAGCCACCCTCTGGTGTTATTGCTTCCATGTTCCATACGGTATTATATGTTGTAGAGCCGTCAACAACGCTTTCGCTATTGCCAACAACTTTACTAATCAATTCTTCTAATGCTTCTAATTTTAAACTTTGTTCGCTATCAGTTGCAACTAAGAACGAAATAGGTATGCTTGCTAAACCAGTAATGCTACTCGGTATTGCACGATATTCCGCTGTAAATCTCATCATTCCTGGAATGTAAGTGTGTTCGACAAGTTTATAGCCGTTATCGATGTTAAACACATAATCAAATTCTTCATCATCTTTTTTCGCATATTGCCCAAGAACAAACACTGCACTTTGGGTGTTGTTATTTAATTTTGCTTCTATATTCGCTCTAATAACCTCTTGCAACATGATAACACCACCTTATATTTTTCTATTTATATCTATATTTCCAATTTCAATATCAGCGTTATGTTTCCATGAAAATTCATTTGAGATATGACCGTAAGTGACTTTATCAGCCAAATAACTATCATAAGATTTCGCTTCTCGTCTGCCAAGCATTCTTTCATTGTTTTCAGCAACAAACACATCGTAATTGCCACGCAATATTCTATCTTCATAATACTTTAATAAATCTTCGTTTTGAGTTCCAAACTTAGCATTAAGATAACTTGCGATTGCTGGCACTGTTCTATTCGCTATAAAGCCAACCCATTTTTTAGACTTGCTTGTGCCTTCCTCAAGAAAATATGTGTAATAAGCTCTCGATAAATTATATTGTATATTGAAACCGACTGCGGTATCGTAAACCGATATTGAGTTGTATCTTAAATTGCCAGTTTTAAACGGTGCGTATGAACGTGCAAGCCCTAAACAAGATTGCTTTTCGCTTTGTAAATCAGTTAAAAATGACATTTAATTCAACTCCAACACAAACGGAAACTTTTTGCTTAATGCAAACATTCCTAATTGCCGTTGTGGTATTACACTGTTTATTACACGCTTCTTAAAGTCGGCTTCAAGATAAACAACATCATTTAAACGTGGATCGATATCGGTTTCACTTGTGAAGATAACGTCACTTAATTTGCCTTTTAACCACGCAGGCAACGCTTGTGTGATTGATTCATTTGCACTCATATAACGATAACGAAACGATTTAACCGCTTCACAAGTTGCTATTGCTTCAACGCTATTATCTTTAATAAAACTGTTTACGGTTGTTATATCGCTTGTTTTAACTAAATACCCAACAAAAGTTTCACCAGCACCTAAATTAGCCATACTAGTACCCCATTGTTGTATAATCAAATTCCGTTTGTGAAAAAGCCGATAAATACAATTCTCTACCAACGATAATAAGCAAACCGTTTTTATAGTTTCTTAAAACATCTTCAGCAGCAACTGCAACTCTACGTTCACCACGCAACGTATCTCTATCGATTTTAACGCCATTAAGCAAGTTTACACCGATTTGATATTCAAGCATACTTGCGTTGCTTTCCCATTCATATCTTGCTTGTTCTTCTAAACAGTTTTGAATAACCGTTCTTACATCTTCATCAAACGCTAAATAATATTCCCAAAGACGTTTGTTTTTAAGTTTATGGTTATAAATGTAGTTATAGACAGTGCGAGATATTTGATAACATTTATCTTTTGCTCTTGTTAAACTGCCTTCACGTTCTTCTAAATCAATACCCATTTCACTTTTAAGATACGCTACGGTTAATACATATAAGTGTCTTGTAGTATCATAAGTCATTTGTGTTGTGTTTGTTGGCATTATAATGCACCACCTTTATTTTTCTTCTTCTTGTTTCTTTAAATAACCTTCAAAACCCATTTGTATATCTTCAAACTCTTTAACTTGATCATCATAAGCATAAGTTAATGGCTTTCTAATATCATATTCTTTGCCAAAACCATCTACAACATCACGATAAATCTTTTTCGCTAAACGATATTCAATCTTTTCAATCGGTGTTAAGTTAGGTTTCGCTTTCATCATTTCAAGTTCTTTGCTCATTAAATCTTTTAATTCTTCAATGCTTGTAACACCTTTTGTCATTGGTTTAAATCTATTTTCAATGTAAATCAATCTAATACACGCTGGCGTTCTAAAATACTCTTGCAAGATGTTATTATAAATCTCTTTCATCTTTAATAGCATTTGTAAATCACTTTCTACCTTTTCTGCACTAACTTCTTCTTCTACTCTTTCTACTTCTTCGATGTTCTTTAAATCTTCCATTTTTTGTTTCTCCCTTTTCTTTTGGATTACAAGTGCCATAGAATCGAACTATGGTTTTGCACCAAGCCACTTGATATAAGAAAGGGCGGCATTTTCGTTGCCAAGCGTGCCACCCATTTCTATTTAATTGTTATGCAGCACTTACAACTACGGTATGAGTATCAGTTAATGGAGTATCAAGCGATGTATAAACAGGGTTTCCACTTGAATAACTAATAGATTTAACTTCAGCTGTAATCGTGGCTGTTCCTGCGCCAACACCAGTAACAGTAGCGCCTGCATTATCTCCTACTACGGTTGCTAATAATTCATCATCTGATGACCAGATAACTGCATAGTAACCAGGATCAAATCCAGCAGAGAGTGCGACTGTCAATTCAATTTCTGCCCCAACCACAACGGCCTCTAAACCGCTAATGGCAACAGTAGTTGGGTTAGCTATTCCTGCGATCCAGGTGCTACAACAGTGATTGCTGTTGCCCCTTCAACGAATGTTGCTTTTGCAAGCAATTTAATGCCTTTTTCGAAGAATACTTTAACTCCGAAATTTGATAAAGGTTGAATTCTTAAACCTTGACCGTCTGGTGAATCGATAACTTTTGTGCTTTCTGGGAAAGCGTGTCCACGACCAGTTGCGTTATATGCGCAAATGATACCAACGAGGTTATCAAGATAACCAGCAGATTGTTGCATCCATGATTCAGCGAGTGTCCATAATGCGTTAGAAGCTTGAATGATTGCTACATCATTAACCATACCTCTATAACCTGGAACATCTGGTAAAACTGTATCAGGATCGACTGCACCAGATTTAATCATTTCTTGAGCAAAATTCGATCCACCAACAATGATATTACCGTTTTTTCTTAAATCAGTTACTGCTGACGGTCTTAAAATTGCTAAACGGCCAGTAGTTGGGAACACGTCATTATAAGTGTCGCCATTGTCTAATGAAGCACAAGCGTCTTGAAATTTAGACCAAGCAGATGAAGCGTCAGTACCAAATTTAGTTGGATCGTATGTAAAGATACGGTCAGTTTCAGTTCCGCTTGCTGTAATAACAGCATTAAGAACTTCAGCGATTTGATAAGCCATTGTTCCTGCGTTCATTTGACGAGTGATTGCTTTTGCGATTTCAATCGCTCTCATGTTAAGAGCAGAAGCACCGCCAAGCGATAAAACGTGTTGAGCTTGTGGAACATCTTCCATTTGGTCATAGATATTAGCACAAACTAATAAAACTTCATCTAAACCTTTGATTTGTGACGCTGTGGAGTTAAAGAATCCACCGTTAGTTGTTGCACCTAATTGACGGAATGAGCCAGTAGAAGCAACAATCTTTGGAACACGAAGGACTGCACCGCCTTGTGAGGCGTTGTTTGAATAGACTTCGGTAATACCGATTCTATCACGATAAATTTGTTCTTGAATCATTTTACTCAATATGATGTTAGAAACACCAATTTCAAGTGCGGTTGATCCAACCGATAGACCTACGAAATCAGAAAATGCCATGATAATTGTTCTCCTTTTTTATTGGGCGTATGTGCCACTTTTTTTATATTGTTCTAAAATCTTTGCTTCTTTATCTTTTGCTGCTTTTGTAACTTCATCGCTTACCTTTGGTGTTAAAATTCCCGTTGGTGTTCTATCTTCTAAATCTTTCAATTTCTTTGATAGTTCATCAATAACTTTATCTTTATCAGTAAGCAACGTGTTAATGCTTTCAAACTTCTTTTCTAATGCCGAAAACTTTGCGTCATAGTCTGGAAGTTCAACTTTCTTTTCTACTACAACTTCTTCTTGCTTTTCAACTACTACTTCTTCTTTAACCTCAACTGTTTGCTCAACTACTACGTCAGTTTGGCCTTCGACTTTAACGACTTCTTCTTCAACCTTTTTAGGTTGTAGTTTAGTCAATAGTTCAGCTTTTTGTTCTTCGGTTAATAAAGCGATTTGTTCATCTGTAAGCATTTTAAATCTCCTTTTAAAAATTGACATCGATGTTCTCTCCTTTCGGAATCTACCATGCCATATCAACGGGCTATTTATCACGATACTTACGCTTATGCGCTTTTTCAAGTGTAGTCGGCCAATAAGGTTTAGGCTTTGTAACAAATCTATCTTGTGTTTCTTTGCTACCTATAAGTTAAATAACAACGGCAGTTTATTCTATCATATTGTGGTAACGTATGATGTGCTGGAAACATAGCCGTAAAACCATCTACCTCAAAAAACTCATTTATAGGCACTTCTATGCCGTCAATTCCTTGATGGAATGTTGTTTGCCTAACACGATTATCTCGTTGGGTGTTCCATATCTTAAAGCGTTTATTAAGGTAACTTTGGTTAGTAAACTGCGAAAACGCATTTTGTTTCTCATATAAATCAGTTCGTTCTTTGGCTTCTTCAAACCATTCTCTATCATTTTTAACCACCTCTATATCGCTTTTTGGCTCATTTCGTGGTATAATATTCTTGATAGAAGCGATAATTCTTGCGTTGTTTTTACGAACTTCATCAACATAATTTACAAACTTGCCTTCATTTTCTAACCCTTTTTCAATCAATTCAACCATTTTTTTAGGTTTTTCAATCTCAATTTCACTTGTTATTTCAGTAAAAACAACTTGTTTATTTGAAAAATACTCGGTAAATGCTATCAAAAACAACCCTATAATGATGAAATCTTCTTGTTTTTTACGTTTTTTATACTGTAAATCACTTAATCGCAATACATATTCATCTAATAACCGTTTATTTTTGGTTATCATTTCAATTTATTGTCCTTATGTGCTTCAGTTTTATCGCTCATGTTGTCTATTTCTTCTTTTTTCTTCTCATCATTACCAAAATCGCCTTTAATTTGCATTGATTTCTCAAATGCCTTTGCATTTATCTCGGCTGTCATTTCAAGTTTACGTTTTTCTTCTTCAAACTTTCGATCAACCATCTCTTTAATTTGTTCATCATCAAGGTCAGGCCACATCTTTTTGAATATATCAAACTTTGCAAAGCCAACTTCGTTCATAACTCTTGTTTGTTCGGTTGTTACAAGCATATTAACATGGTTTTGCGAACTAAATCGAACTGTAAACTCATCATCAACCTTATAAAAGTCTTTCCATATCGACATAAAGCGATTTAAACACTGTGTGAATAATGAACGTTTTTCTTCGATATACGAAATTGTCTTTTGTGCTTCAGCAGCGATTTGAGTTGCTGTCTTGCTACCACCACTTGCGTCTTTAAGGAATGAGAATATATCACTACCTGCAACGCCAATTTGTGAAGCAATATTTTCTACAAAGTTGTTACGAACTCTAACCCATTCTTCTGCTCTTAATTCAAATTGAATAGAAATAGGCTTTTGGTCTTTATCATTCAAATAAGGGAACTTTGTAAATAACATACCATCTAAATCACTGTAATAGATATTATTAACATCAGTTGGATTTGTCATTTGTTGAGGTAATAACACCTTACCACGTCCAAGATACAAGTCGGTTATCATTTCAGCGTATGCTTGTTCATAACCTATCATGTAACCTATAACGTTCAACAAAGCACTTTCTCCCATATCAATTTCAGGTATTGTGTTTGCTGCGGTATATTTAACAATTAACACACCAAGATTTGGTAATAAAGGTGAAATAGGTATTTCATAATCAAGTCTAAAATCGTTACCGAAATCAGCTTTAAGCCATTGTTGCACTTTCTTTGGTAATTGTTGCCATTGAACTTCGTTTGTTTCCATTAAATCAAAGTTTTGAGCCGATAACACGCTTGAATCAGCACGTTTCATAAAAATCTTTTTAACAGGTTTACCACTTTCGTTATAATAACGTTTTTCAAGCAAATAGAACGATTTAAAGTTATCACCACGTCCATCGCCATTACTAATGTTCGCTGTATATGATTTTAAGAAACCAGTGAATGATGTTGCGTTACCAGTAAAATCGGTTGTATAGAAGCATTGATCCATACGCCAAACGCTTGGAATTAAATCTCTTGAACTACTTATGTCCATCTTAATAACAGATGTTCCTAAAGCAACGGTATATTCAACGAGTTTTTTAACAAACGATTGAAAGCCAACTACATCGGCATATTTATTCCATGTAATAAGGTTTTGATTTACAAACGTTTTAGGATTAGTTTCTTTGTATTTGTTACCAAAGAACACATTACCACCAACAATGAGTTTTGAAACCTCTTTAACAATAGCGTTACCTATTCTTGTTGAGAATATTCCATTTTTAGGATTATGGAACTCTGGCACAAAGCCACTATACCAACCAGCACAAGCACGAATGTTATTGTAGTAGTATTGTTTAAACTCTGTTGGAACAAGAGCATAAAATGCGTCACGCACAATATACGAGTATGTAAGTTGCGGATTAAGCGAGGAGATGTTAGCAACTTGTTGTTGCAGTTGATTTGTTTGTTCTATGATATTGTTGCTCATTGTTTCACTTCCTTTGCATAATCATTTAATTGATACGGATTAGCATGATATGCTACTGGGTATCTTATAGCGTCAGTGCGGTCATTCGGTATGCTTGAATTAAACTCATCTTCGTGTCCAGGTTCTTCCATCCAACAAACAGTTTCAAGTTCATTAAATAGTTCACTTGGCGAGATTTCAGCACCGCTAATAACTTCAACCCATGATTCTTCAGTAAAATACAAAACGTTATCAGTTAAAGAGTTATTAACCTTTTCGCTTGTTTCTACTAAATCTTTTCTTGTAAACGGAATAACAGTGCAATAACCACCAAATTGGAATTTTAAGTTATCAATTAAATCACTATTATGTCCATCGACAACGAAAATCTTGGTTTTATATTGCAACGAGTATTTATTGATTAAATCATAAAGCCACTTGCGAATGAACTTATCGCATAACACGTTATTTCTTATAATTCCGTTCTTATCAGGATTATGTTGAAACATATCGCCTAACTTGCAAATAAGCCTACGGTCTTTTAAATGAAATATAGGCATGAAAATTGTCATATCTCTTGTTGATGAGCCATCGACACCTATATAAACTTTTTCAACATTCATTAACGCCCATTGGCTATCAAACTTAAACGGCTTTTTAGTCTTTAAATCTATGAAAGTATCGTCTTGCTTTTCCTTATTATATAAAGGAATTACATGAACGCTTGGTGTAAACGCACCATAGACTAAATCATTACCGCCTACTGGCTCACCTAAATACATATATTTTGCATTTTTAGGATTCATTTCAAACTCTCTTGCAATAAGTTGCAAAGTAGCTCTATTTAAAAAATGTTTAATATCAAGATATGATGTTTCAACAACTGTAACATTAGGGTCTTTGCCCATTTGTTCAACCCATTGATTAAACTTACCAAACTTATTTCTATCTCTATTGCCTGCATAAATGACTTTACCTAAATTATCATCTAACAAACGCATATATGTTGCCATAGCATGATTTAATAAATCGCTACTACCTGTTCCACTAAATATTTCTTGCGTTTCTTCAACAATGATTAACGACAATTTCTTTTCAGTTGTTTTACCACGAGATTGGTTACTACCACTTTTACTACCAAGTCCAACTCCACCAAAACGTATCTGATTACCAAAAGGACAATCTATAATCATAGGCGGTGTTTCTTTAAATCTAAACTTACTATAAAGTTCAGATGGTAATGTAGTAGCACATAACTTTTTAAATTCTAATAATACGCTATCTTTCAACGCACTTGAATTGGCTCTTAATACGATAATATCGTGTTTAGGGTATGCAAAACAGTTAGCTAACATCTTTTGTTCAAATGTAGTTGTTTTACCACCAACACGACCACTTACTAAAACATAAGTATTTTTGCCTTTTTTAATTTCTTCTAAATCATCATTCAATACTGGTAAAAACTTGCTTATGACTTTAAAATCAAGGCTAACGGATTTACCCATAACTTATTCACCGTTTGAGCCATCATTAACTTCAAAAATTACCTTAATACCACTTATTTCACTTAATGAACTTGGTTGTTGCTCTTTCTTGTATTCCATTCTCTTTTTGTTATTAAGCAAATATTGAATTGACATTGGATTTGGTGCTACTTTCTTTGTATATACATCTTTATTCTCTATTACACGCCCGCCTACGCTTCTTTGATTTATATGAACTTCTTCTACATCATAACCAGTCGCTGAACGGAACAAAGCGTTTTCTACATCTTTAAACTTCTTATCTGCACCTAACTCTAATCGATCTTGTAATTCTGGGTGTTCATCAAAAAAGTTCCTTAATGATACTTGCGTTAGTTTTAAATCTACTGCAATCTCTACAAAGGAACGATTATCTCTTGACATATTTTCTATTAACTTTAAACCGTCAGTTGTTAATAAAAAGGTTTCACGGTTTTCTAAATCATTGCAAACATTATATTTCTTTAAGGTTTCATCAATCTCTATTTGAACTGTGGTCTTTTTAGTCACTTGATTTGCCATTGATTCCACCCTCTCTTTTATTTGACATTCTTTATTCTTTTGTAAACTTTCCCCAAAAATATACAACACGCACTTTTTGTTTTAATCTCACTATTATTTTAACACCCCTTTAACCCCTTTGTAAATACTTTTGTTTTTAATTGCTCTCTTTTAATTCTTTTTATGCCTTTTTAGTTCTTTTATTCTTTCTTTGCCATTTTACGACATTCTTTATATAACCTTTTACATAGAAAATATATAGAGAGTATAACCCTAATACCCTATAAAAGAATTGACCTATATACCCCTTTAATAGAATAAACAAAGATATAAAAGAATGATAAGAGAATATTATAATAGAATGTAAAGACTTTCAAATGCTAAAAGGTTTACAAAGGATCATATAAAAGAATATATAAAAGGTTTTACTTGCTCTATAAAGATTTAAGTACTAAGTACTGTTTTAAAGATTTTAAATACATATTAAAGATTTTAAGAACATAACAAAGAATATAAAGATAATAAAAGAATATAAAGACAAAAGAACTAAAAAGAATAAAAGACTTATAAGAGAATATAAAAGAGTATTAAAAGAATATAAAGACTATAAAAGAATAAAAAGATATAAAAGATTTTAAATACATGATAAAAAGAGATAAAGAGAATAAAAGAATCAAAACAAAGAGAAAAAAAGATATCATATTTAAGTGGTTAAAAACAAATAAAAAAGACCACTAAAAAGTGGTATAGAGAACGCCAGAGAAATAGACATTTTTAAAATATCAGTTTAAATAGCTTTTTTCTGGAATATGTAATAATATACTATAAATCATTTAAAAGCGTTTTAAAGCCAATTTAAAGCGTTTTTTTAATAGGTTTAAAATGGATCAATGATATTGCTATAAAAAAATGCAATAAAAAAAGCGGTTATTTCACCGCCCTTTTAAAAAACATAATTTCAAAATTATTTGTATCACAATTCAAAACGTTAATAACTAACACTTGATTGTTTTCGAAATAAATAACCGTATCATCGAAATACTCATATAAATTGATATAATCACTTTCAAAGACTTTGTTATATTCTTCCTTTGTTTTTTCACTAACTTTTTGTGTGTCATTTTCTAAAATATAAGGTGATATTTCTTTGTGGTATAACTTGAATTGACTTGATAAAACCTTTTCGTTTAAATAGTCACTTAAATCTTGCATTATGGTTGTCATGAATAAATAATCATTTATAACTTGTTTTAATGTTGTTTTCATTTTTAACCTTTCTTTTATGTGGTTTTTATTGGTTATACCACAAAACCGATTTTAAAATATACCCTAATTATACAACTATGTTTTATATTGTCAAGCGGTTTATATCATTTTTTTATCATTTTTTTAAGTGGTATAAAATACAATTTAATTTTACGCTTTAAAATCGGCATATAAAAACCACTCAAAAAAGCATATAAAAACAATACCAGGCGTAAAGCTCTCATGCGTGCGTGCGTGTGTATTTATAAAGATATAGGCGCATTATAAAGCGTATGATTGCATGGGTGGGGGTGGGTATCAATATATACGCATGGGGGCGTGGGGTGGTTGCTCTGGGGGATTGATCCATTACATTTTTATAACATTTTAAAATATTTTAATAATTGCACTTGACATATAAAAACATAGTGGTATAATAAAATCATAAAGTTTAATGCTATATCTAAAAAAGCATAGCAATAGAAAGGATCAAAGAAAATGGAAAAGTTACAAGTAGTGAAAGATTGGTTAGAAAGCAAAGACAACGAAGAATTAAGAACGCTATGGAATGAATACGCAGTAGAAAACTCTCCAGATGATGAAATTTTCGAAAACGATGAGTATTTTTTCAATGATTTTTACGGTCAAGACGTGATGGGGGCTATTAGAGCCATTAGTTATGGGAATTATAATTTTAGAAATGAATACTTACAATTTAATGGTTATGGAAATATTGAAAGTTTTGATTGTTACGAAATTAAAGATAAAATCGACATGGATGTATTGGCGGAAGATATTTTAGAAAATCCAAAAAATTATTATGATTTAGATGATCTTGAAGAATTGTTAGAAGAAAGCGAGGAAGAAGAAAGCGAGGAAGAATAGAAAATAACATTTAAAACCCTTTTACATAGTGCATTATAGCGATATAGTGCATTATAAAAAGCGCTTTAAAGTGCTAAAATAGTTTATCGCTAAACCTTAAAAAGCGAAAGAATCAGAAAGTGAGAAAAATTGAAAACGTTAGCAGAATTAAAAAGAAACGCAAAAAGTCAAACATTATTAGCTGAAATGGTCATCCGTTGCGGTGATCACGATATACCAGAAAGGCTAATGGGGTGGCGTGGTATCGTTGACGCTAACAGCAACAGTATTACATTTTTAACAAAAGAAGGGAAAAAATCACAGTTAGACATTGAATTTGCTTCACTCGTTGAATATGATGAAAATAAGCTAACTATCTATTTACCAGGTTTTAGAGATTTAAACGAAGAAGAAAGCAAAATCATGCAAGAATGGCAAGCAATAACCAAAACAGAAAAATATCAAAAGCAATCAGAAATAGACATATTAACCGATGGATCGAGCACTTTCTGGCAACAAAAAGCATTTTTTATCAATAAAGGTTATGAATATTTAATGGGTTTCAATACGATAAACGGATTAAAATATGATTTTAATACTCAAAAGATAAGAGATAAATCAATAAAAGGCGCTATCAATATGCAATATAATATAAAGCATATCTAAAACAGTTTAAATTCTTTTATAGTGCATTATCACATGATAGTGCATTACATAAAGAGTTTAAAACTCTATAAAGTTTTACGGTTTAACCTATAAAACCGTTTTTTTAGAAAGGTTTAATATGAAAAATGGTTATTTTTCTATGCTTTTATTACGTTTTAAGGGGGTGACTATCTCTTTATGAAACTAAAAACCTTTTTAGCCAGAGCGCATAAAAGCTCTAATATTTTCGTGTTGTCAAATGAAACAAACGGTTATTTATATGCGGGGGGGGCTGCTCTTTGCAGGGCTACCTTAAAGAATGAAGAATTTTGCAAGCAGTTATTAGAACGTAAAATCGCTTCGATCCAAGCAGTTGGCGAAAACAAATTTCAAATTAAAGTATATGGGGGGTATCCTGGAAATGAATAGAACGCCAGAACAAAAACAAGCTTTAAATGATTTATGCGCTAAACTGCCACGAAATCACAAGCAAGTTTTTCAAGCGTGGTATTATTCACGCAACGAGTGCGATTTGATTTGTGTTCAAATGAAAAGACAAGAGCCAAGATATTTAAACCTAAAAGAAATACAATTTAATGAAATTGAAAAGAAAGTCGAGGAGTTTTTAAATGAATAGAAACATACCACAACACGAACAAGAATGGCTCGATAATCTTTATAAACCAATGAGAGAGGGGGGCTACCCTAATGTTAGAGTGCAAGATTTGCCACAAGAAAGTTCACCGATTGAAAAGCCACTTGATGAACACGCATAGAATGACCGCAAGCCAATATTTTAATTGGTTTGGTGATACGCAGTTTGTTAGTGATGAATTAAGTATTAAATTGAAAAGAGCAGCACGAAATCATGCGGATCAGAATGAAATAAATCTATCAAAATCTAAAAATAGGAGAATAAAATCATGCGAGGAATAATCACAGGAACGTTTGGAAGAAAAGAAAGCCGTTTAATGTTTACGCCAGAATTAAGTTGCAGTTATAACTATATTGCTAATAGAGAAAGAGCGCAACCAGATAACACTTATTTTAGACAATTATGTTATGATTCAGTTCAAGCCTTAAAACACAGTGGGGTGGCCTATGTGTTCCAACAGGCGCAAGTTGATAAAATAAAGAGCCATTTAGAGCCAAAATATAGAGTTGACATCGCTATGACAGATGGAATATTTGTTATGCGAGCGACATTTAGGGGGTAGGGGTATATATGGAATATGCTTCAGCAAGAAAATTAAAAGCCGATGAAGTTGAATTGCGTGTTGGATCAAAGACAAAAGATAAAACGAAAGTGCAGTTGCTTGTTTATAAAGACGCAAGAACGGACATGGCGTTGCTTGATGAAATGTTTGGTAATAATTGGCAAGTTGAATACAAAGAAATTAAAGGCGTTATGTATTGCGGTATTGGTGTTTTAGTTGGTGACCATTGGGTTTGGCGTTGGAACGCTGGTGTTGAATCAAAAGGCACTGGCGATGATGACCCTAATAATCAGAAGGGGGAAGCCTCTGACGCATTTAAGAGAGCTGGTTTCCTTTGGGGCATTGGTAGAGAACTTTATAAACTCAAAGGCATACAATGGATTCCAATCAAAGACAATTATGATAAATGGTTTGTAACTGAACTTGATTGGGATGAAGAAACTTTATGGAATTTAACCATCGTAAATCAAGACGATGAAATTGTTTATCAAGTCAAAAATGGCAAAAAGATGTTTATCAAACAAGGCACAAAACAAGACGATACGCAAACAAAAGAGCAAGAGCCTAATACGAATACTCAAAAGGAAGAAAAAATCGTTGTTGAGCCTAAAATTGATGGAAAACAACCATTAACGAATGTTGATGAATACATTAAGAAGAAAAATCAAGAGATTTATATGGAATTATTGAAATTATCATTTGATTTATTGAATAGCGCAAAATACCCAGACGCAAATAATAAATCGAAAGAGTTTGTTAAAAACTACTTTGAAAGAACGTTAAAGGTTGCGCCGATCAAGACGCTTAATGATAAAGTGGAATTGACAAGAGATACAACACAAGAACAACCAACAATTCAAGGAAGAATTTTAATGCAAAAAGATGATTTATGGTTTGGTTATAACAACCAAGCAAGCCTAAAATATGAAATTGAACAAGAAATAAACATCTACGAAATGGAGAATGTTATCAATGGTTAAAGTGCAGTTTGAAATGAAAATCAATCATAAAAGACAAAAATACAAAACAAGCAAGGGGGGGAGTGTTATCGGTGGTTATTTCATGGACAAAGATAATTTTGGAATGATTAACCTGGAATTTAGTTGCTTTAATGACCTTGCTGAACTTGTTGATTCACTTCCTACTGGCACTAAAATCACTGGAGAAGGAACTTTAAAAAACAAAACACCGTTTAATAAAGACGCAAAGCAAGAAGATAATAACGCAAGAGAGGTTTTGATTACCAGAATAACAAAATATTCAATCTGGAATGATGATTTAAAGCGTTTCGATACCACTGAATGTAATGTTGGAATCACTAAACCAAGCGATACTCAATACGATAAAGACCATGAATATACGCCTAATAAACCAAAAGAACAAAAGCAAGAGAAACAAGAATTTGAGATTATTGATGATGATTTACCGTTCTAACGTGATTTAAAATGGACTTTATGAACTTACAGCAATTCGTTGTGGCGGTGGGGTATGTTTCTCAAGACCTCATCCCACAAGATAGTTCGTTTGGAAAGTATATGTTCTTTGGTTTAACATCACGAAAGCATACAGGACAAACAACTTATTTAAGATGTAGAGTTTCTGGTGATTTAGTCGATCAGTTTGCTTCACAACACACAAAAGGCTCTATCGTAATGCTTTATGGCAATATCGTTCATCAATATGACCAAGACGCTAAAAATCGTGTAAACAACTTAATTGACGTTCTTGGGTGGTTATACTTTGCTGACATTGACGCTCACTTTGATGATTTAAACGATGTTGAATACGCTTATTTAAGTGATAGATTAAAGGCTTATCGAATTGCAAGCGAAAAAGAACAAAAGAAAATAAAAAAGAAATTAGGGTTTGAAGAATAAAATATGAATAAAAATATACTAAAATGTTTACATATAAACAATATTGTGCTAAAATTGTATTGTGAAAGGGGGTATAATATATGACATTATATACCATTAGGGAAGTTGCTGAAATGTTAAAAGTGCATGAGGGAACGGTTAGAAGATGGATTAGAGAACAAAAATTAACATCATTTAAGTTTTCTAACTCTGGATCTGTTCGTGTAACACAAGATTCACTTAATAACTTTTTAAGCAACTCACAGAATAAGGTGATTTAAATGGCAATTTATAGAAATTTTTATACACAGTTTTGGGATGATGATTTTATATTAGATTTATCAAAAGATGAAAGATATTTATATTTTTATCTTATTACAAATCCAAAAACAACATTATCTGGTATTTACGAGTTGCCTTATAAGGTCATTGAGTTTCATACAAGCTTAAATAAAGTGCAAATTGATAGACTGCTTGAATCTTTAGAAAAGAAAGAAAAGATTATTTATGATAAAACAACAAATGAGGTTTGCATACGAAATTGGTTGAAATACAATATCACAAAATCACCAAAACTTGTTGTTAGTTTAGAAAAAAGTTTTAAAGATGTTAAAAATCAAAATTTAATTCAATTTCTTAATGGGTTAGATACGGTATCTATACTGTATCGATACCCTATTGATACTGTATGCATACCTTCTGTATCTGAATGTATTAAAGATTCTTTTAATTCTTTTATAGAAAAAGATACTAAAGACTTTAAAGATACTAATAGATTTAATAAGCCTTCTGTTGAAGAAGTTAAAAACTACTGCAAAGAACGAAATAATGGAATTGATGGTGAAGCTTTTTGGAATTTTTATGAAAGCAAAGGTTGGAAGATAGGACAAACACCTATGAAATCATGGAAAGCAGCAGTAGTTACATGGGAAAAGAAAAACAACGCAAATAAACCTCGTGATCCAAAACAAGCGATAGGTGAAGAAATAGGGCAGGTGTTTTAAATGACGCAAGAAGAAATGTTAAACAAAGAAGCTGAATTTAAAAACAGCAATACATATGAGCCTTTTGATGATGTAGATTGCACTGTTTGTAAAAATAGAGGGTATATCGCAGTTGTAAAAGGAAATTATGTAATAGAAGAAGAATGTAATTGCATGAAAGAACGTAGAGCAAATATTTATCTTAAAAGAAGTGGTTTAAGCGATATTGCAAAGCGATACACCTTTGAAAATTACAAGCAAACAGAACAATGGCAAAAATCAATCAATAAACTTGCACTTGAATACGTTGATAAAGATTGGAAGAATCATTGGTTTTTCATAGGCGGTCAGGTTGGTAGTGGTAAAACTTATATATGCACCGCAATAACAATCGCTTTAATGAAACGTGGTGTTCCTGGTTATTATATGCTTTGGCAAGATGAAATTGCTAAATTAAGAACACTTAAATTCAAAAACGATGAACTTGAAGATGAATTAAATAAGCTCACAAACGTTAAAGTGCTTTATATTGATGATTTATTTAAGACTTATAATGGGGTTATTGATAAAGAAGATTTTAACTTAACGATGAACTTGATAAACATTAGATACAAAGAAAACCGAACAACGATTATCTCAACTGAATTAACACTACAAAAAATTAAAGAGATAGACCAAGCCATAGGCGGTAGAATCTTTGAAAGAACTACAAACAAGTATCAAATATCAATAACAAAAAATGACGATAAAGATTTTAGATTTAAAAAAGGAGAATAAAAAATGAAAATAGAACAATGTATCAATGATAAAGACATAAAAGAATATAATATTGTAATTAACGATTTAGATAAGAGTGAATATTTCTTGTTCAATAAAGCAAAATATAGAGTTTTAAAAGGCCATGATATTTTAGATTTTACAGTTTTAGATGTCCAATTCGAAGCAGATTTTAATGAAAAATTATTAAAAAATTATTTTTTATTTGATGTTGGTAATTTTTATAAAAATAAAAAAACAAAAATTTTATCAATTAGAGGTGGTGAATTTTCTCCAAAAAATAGTTTTGATTTTGATACACATTATCCTAAACGAACTGTTGGTATGGTTTATAACAATTTTAAAGGAACAACAGCACAAATATATATTTTAGATAAAAATTCAGGATCAAAAAATTATGTAAACGAAATTTGGAACACATATAGAGGCCATTCTGTTTTTGATTACCACGTTATTCAATTTCAAGAGGAAAACTTTGTATTGGAAGGGAGAAGAACAATAACGCTTACAATAAATGGAAACGAATTTTCTGAAAAAAACACAGATAGAATAGACAACTCTTCATATAGTTTAGATACCGAATACGCAAGTTATTTAGACCTAAGAGATAACAAAAACAAAGGTTTTGTATCTGATGAATTGATGAAAACGTTAATAGAAATTGATAAATATTATGAAAAAGTCGGTTTTGGAATAGAATTTTTTGATAAAACAAATAGCAAATTACCTATAAAAGTTTATTTTAATGATAATAAAAAAGCGACAACGCTTATGATGAATGGTAATAAAGTCATCGTTGTAAAGTGTGGTAAAGGCGATAAATACAATCGAAGAATTGGTTTTCTTGAAGCGTTTTATCAAGCAAATTGTGGTTTAAGCAAATCAAAAGCTTTAAAATATCTTGAAGAAATCGTTAAAGAAAAGGAAAAATAGAATGACACCAAGAGATGAAAACATATTGCATTTAATGGAACAAAACGGTGAGTTTGATGACAAAATAGAATCAAACAAAAAGCACCGAATTGAAAAAGCAAGAGTATGGATCGATAGACCGCAACAAGCACCTGAATGGTTTTTAAATCTATTCGAGCAATATTCAAAGGCGGTGAAATAGTGAACGACATTAAAGAACTTGAAAGAGCGGTTTTAATGGACTATCAAGAATACTATGATAATCACAAGTTTGAGTTAAGAATTGACGATTTAGTTCGCATACAAGACATATATAGGCCTTTTAAGTGTGAAATAAGTCCTACAATCAATCTTTATGGTATAGGGGGTATAGAAACCTACTACACTATCAAAGCGTTTCATACGGTCGAAATTGTCGATTTGGTAGATAGAGAGATTTTTGTTGAAACTACTACTGTTTTTAATAAAACAATCGAAAGTGTATGCGAAAACTTATTTGAATTATTGCGTGATGAGATTGAAAAAATAGAGCCAACGGAAATTGATGAAACCGATTATCTTTATGAAGAAGCGAGAGATAGATAGATGATTGATACATTCTATAAAAACAAGCACATCTCTTTATTCAATGGTGATTGCGTTGAAATATTACAACAACTGGCCGGATCTTGTATGAGAATTGATAAAGTTATTACAAGTCCACCATATAATATTGTTAGACCAAATAGTTCAGATCGTGGCTATGACGTTTATAAAGACGGCATGAGTAATGAAGAATATATAAAATGGACTTTATCTATATTTGATTTATACGATAAAATACTTAACGAAAAAGGTGCTGTAATTTATAACATGAGTTACGGAACTGAAAACACCGAAATTATGAATTTAGTTGTATCTGAAATTATAAGAAATACAAACTTTACACTTGCAGATGTTCTTGTTTGGAAAAAGAGAAGTGCTACACCAAATAATGTATCATCAAATAAAATGACAAGAATAGTTGAGTTTGTTTATGTGTTTTGCAAAAGAAATGAGTTCAATACATTTACAAGCAATAAGAAAATAATTGGTTATAGAGATGATACAAACCAAGCAATTTATGAGAATGTATTTAATTTCTTTAACGCAAATAACAATGATGAAACACAGGATCTAAACAAAGCAACTTTTTCACTTGAGTTTGTAGAAAATATTATCGAAAGATATATATTGAAAACCGATATTGTTTTAGATAATTTTTGTGGAACCGGAACAACGTTGATAGCGTGTGCTGAAAATGATATTAAATCGATTGGCATTGAACTATCAAAAGCACAATGCAAACATATTGTTGAACGAATAAAAAAAGGCGTTAGAATAAAACTTTTTTAAGGAGATTAAATGACAACACTATTTGAATTTGATTTTAGCGAGCAAACGCAACCGCATGATTTGACACCTCGTCAATGGAGGCTTTATACGTTTTTGAAACTTTTAGGTAATCATAACCTTAAACAAGAACGTGTGCTTGAAGAATACGAAACTTATCTCGTTATGAACGGCCTTGATTTGCATAAATATTCTTTTGGGTATTTGCAAGAAAAAGGCACAAAGCATTTTAGTGACATGACAAGTGCAAGAAACTATCGAAAAGACATTTTAGTTTTAAAGCAAAATTATGATATTCAAAAGGTTATTACAACCAATAAAATTGCACCTAATTTTAAAGAAGCTCAAAAGCACGTTAATAAACTTTATCGTGAAGCAAAAAAACAAATGCGACTTTTTAGAATTGAAAAAGATAAATTGGAACTCGATCATCAATGTAAATTGGTTTTTAACAAAGAACGTGATGAATGGATTTCAACATTATGACACCAGCTCAACTTGAAGCATTAAACCAACTAACGAATAACCGCTTAACAGCAAAACAGTTATCGCAAGTATGGGAATACGTTAAAAAAGAATTGAATGACCGAGAGGATGAGATACAGGATGGAAGATAATAAAATGCTTGAAATAAACAAAATACATTTAGGCGACAGTTACGAACTTATAAAGCAGATACCAGACAAGAGCGTTGATTGTATATACACGGATGTTCCTTATTTGTTTAATAATTGTTCACACAAAGGGGCTGGGGTTATTGGTGAAAAGGCAAATGTTGGGATGGAAGAATTGCGTTTTATAAGTGAAGGATTTAATAAAGAAATTTTATATCAATTTATAAGGGTTTGCAAAAAAATAAATATGTTTGTTTGGTGTAACAAATTTCAGTTTAAAGACATAATAAATTTTATATTTGATAATGGTTTTAAATTTGAATTGTTAACTTGGGAAAAAACAAATCCAATTCCTATGACGAGCAATATATGGTTAAGTGATTTAGAATATTGTTTTTGGATTGGCGAATACGGTTTAACACTAAATGATGGTTATTTATTAAAACAAAAGTCTTTTACAAGTTCTATAAATCAATACGACAAATCGATTTATGATCATCCTTCAATTAAACCGCTTGAGCTTGTTAAAAGGCACTTGTTACATACTACTCAACCTAACGACCTCATCCTTGATTGCTTTAGCGGTAGCGGAACTACTTGCGTGGCAGCGAAAGAACTTAACCGTAGATTTATCGGTATTGAGATTGACGAAAACTATCATCGCATATCGATTGAACGCCTTAACGGTATCACGACAAGCGGGCAGACGAGCATATTTACAGACTTTGAACAGCAAGACATCTTCGACTTCATAGGCGACGAGCATGGAACAAGCGACAACAAAGGCCTCATATAGGCGGAAGGGGAAAGAATGAAAGAGATTAAATTGACGATTACAGCTTTAGTAACGGAAGAAGGTTTTGAAGATAGAATCGAAAATATTTTAGAAGATGATGTAGCATATACAGAATTTGGAAACCAATTATTATTTGAGAATGCTCATAAAGTTGCTTACGCTTTAGATAATAAATGGGTAGAAATTATCGGTGCAGACATCGAGGTTAAAAATCATACTATTGGGGTATCGAAATGAAACATAAAACAAAAAATGAAACTATGCAAATCGTCAGAATAGAATTGCTTGTTGATAGAGCAAAAATGTTATATGAAACAAATAATTCAAGTTATGACAAAGGTATTTTAAATGGTTTAACATTGGCATTATCGGTATTAAAAAATGAAGAATGGAAGCCTATTGAATGATGAAAACAGCGAAAGAGATGTTTGAAGCGTTAGGGTATCGTAAATATTCTATCGAAACAAGCGGTTTAATTATTGGGTGGCAAGCAAACCCAAAAGATTATAAAGTATCACATGAATATCGCAACATTCAATTTTATACCGATAAGACATGGAATATATTTTCTGATAACATTACGCAAGCATTAGTGTTTAGCAAACCAACAGTGGCGGAGTTTGAAGCCATCACGCAACAAATGAAAGAATTGGGGTGGATTAAATGACACTTGAAGAATTTTATCAATTAAACGAAAGTGGCACAAGAGTATTTAAAGACGGAGTTGAATTGCATATCGATCAATTCACAAGAACTGATTTATTCACAGTAATTGCTTTTACAGCATTATGTGACGACTTAATTAAGGTGGTAGTAGAATGATGATTATATCGGTATCAAAAGAAGAAATGCCAACAATGAGATTATTTGACAAACAAATTAGATTAAACGTATTGGTGGAAGAAGAACTTATAACCGAAACTCAAAAAAAAGAAATTCTAATGGCTTACACTAAAATACTTATTACTGCCAAAACGGCAGAAGATATTGTTGATAGATTTTGGACTATCATCGGTGATAGATTATGTTTTAATACTTACAATTTTACAAAAGATAAATCGGAAATTATTTGTCATTATGTAATATCAATGTATAACATATTTGCATTAAAAGCTATTGAAGAAAGGAACAATTTAGTATGATTTCAAAAGAAAATGCTATTAAGTCGTTTAATGAAATCAAGTATTTTGAAGAAAATTGGTATCCTGAACAAATTAAAATCATTGAAGAATTTATCACTCGCCCCACCCTCGATGACGCTATCAAGGTTGTGGAAGAAGAAATAGACAACCAAGAAATAGGTATAATTGGCAAATGTTTTACCAAAGCACAAAAAGATGAATCGTATATCAAAAGAGATATATTGTTAGTGATTTTAACCGCTCTAAAAGGGCTGAAGGGGGAATAGTCATGCTAACCGCCGAAAAAGAGAAAACGCGTCATAGTAACGAAGCATTAAAAGAAATTGGTATTCAATATATTATTGACTATAAAAAACCACAGTATCGTGATGGTGAATATGTTGGAACATATTTAATTGCATATTTAGATGGTATCGATTCTTGGGGTGATAATGATGAATGGCTAAACAAGACTCTTGAAGAAGCCCAACACGACCTCGCCATTTTGCGAGAGAAAGGAATTGTATGATGAACTACGATGAAGCGATTGAAGCGTTAAAAGAATTAGGAGCAACGCCCGTTCCGTTTGTTTGCAACGAAGATGGTGACAAAGACTATCATCATTTACGAGATGATAAATCGAATGAATATCAAACAGTTTTAGACCGTATCACCCAACCCACCCTCGACGACGCTATCAAGGTTGTGGAAGAAATGAGAAATAATGCTATTCGTTCTTCGTATTACGATAAAATTTTAATTACTGTTTTAACCGCCATCAAAGGGCTGAAAGAAGGGAAAGGGAAATGAAAGCAATCTTATTAAGCGTTAGACCTGAACACGCACTGAATATCTTAAACGGCAAAAAGACACTCGAACTTCGCAAGACGATACCGCATGATTTCGTTGGGTGGGTTTATGTTTATGTGACGAAGGCAAAACCGTATTTATACCACAATTTATTGGTTACAAATCCCAAATATGAAATCGTTGATAAAAAATTAGTCTTACAAGAGCTCAACGGCCTCGTGGTCGCCAAGTGCGTGGTGGATGGGTACACAAGACTAAACCACGTTCAATGGGTTAATCAAAACACAGAAACATACGTTGCAGAGGGAAGCTTTGAAAATGAAGAAATACTTAAAAGTGCTTGCCTTGATATTACAGAGGTTTGCGCTTACGGACATGGCCGTCCGCTCTACGCATGGCACATCAAGCGACTTGAGATATTCGACAAGCCAATGGAATTAAAAGACTTCACAACAATACATATTCCTGATGACGCTATAATTGAACGTGAGGAAAATGGTGAAGAATATTTTTATCGAAAAGGAATGCAATTATGGCATAACTATTTTAGTAGACTCACTCGCGCTCCACAATCATGGCAATACGTTGAAGTTAAGGGGGAATAACCATGTGGATTAGAAGCCAAAATAAACTCGCATTAGTCGATTGCACCAAGTTCTTTGTAGCAAAAGAAATGAACGATTGTGGTTTCACTGAAATTACAAATCAAGATGATGGCGTTATTGGTGCATATGATACCCACCAACGTGCGCTCGAAGTGCTTGATGAGATACAAGCGCACGTTATAGGTAAATTGATTATACCGCATGATGTGACATATGAAATGTATGATACGCAAGTCCATGTAAGACATGAAGAAATTAAACAATTACCCACCGTTTACGAAATGCCGAAGGAGTGAAACGAAATATGTGGCATCCAATTTGTGATGAAATTAAACTTTACACCAAGAAAGAAACACCTAAACCTCAATTAACATTTCAGCAACAAAAAAAGGCTTATTTTAAATCTATTAACCGCCAACGCACAATGCTAATTTACGCAAGCATTATCACAATTATTATAGTTGTTGTGTTTGCCACAGTTATGCACGCAATATTTAAGGCTTAAGGGGGTAATTATGACACCACTACAAGCGTTAGAAATGTTAGCACAGTTTATTATCGAAAAAGATGATAATACCGATTTTAGCGCAAGCGTTATTGAAGCACATAACGAAATTAAGAAAGCATTAACCCCCCCGACTGCCGATGAGGTGTGTGAGGAAATTGAAAATGTATTAGGTGAAAAGATAATCTATAATTGTGGAAGTTTTTACAACACAAGAGAAACAGCAGAAGTGTGTGCGATAGGCAATCTTGGTTCAGTATATTTTAGCACTCATTTACCACCTCACATCATCACGCTTATAGGTCGCTTCTACGAGGGACAAGAATGAAAAAATATCATGTTGCTTTATGGATTAACGGTTATGAAACAAAACACAAAATGTTTAATACTATGTTTTTTATGAATATATGGTTGAGAATAGAATTAAGAAAAATTATCAATTATTACAGTATTACGATTACAACAAAAGGTGGCAAAACGGTAACTGATTCAAACTTGAGTGACCGCTCATGAACATCCTCGACAGGTATCACAGGAAGTTAGAGAAGAATAAGCAAGCGAATAAGGTTTTAAAGCAAAAGGCTTATGAGAGGTATCTATTGAAAGCGAGGCGATTAAATGAACAAAACGAAGTTTATAGAAAATATACGAAAGCCAGGAAACAAGCTCAAACTAACAGTTTATGATACGCCTTTTAGCACAAAAGAACTCATAATAGATTTAGATGAAGTTGAAGATGTTGAAATGGTCTTTGATGAAAATAAAGGCGTTATAGATTTAATTGAAGCAAGCGATAGTCTTGAAGAAGCATTAAAGTATGTATCTGATCCGTTATCAAAAGAAGAAAATCAAGCGTTAGATAAATTGAAAGAGAAACTAACACCACAACTGCTTGAAAGCCAAATAAAAAGAATAAAAGACACAATAGAGTTTAAACTGCACGAAAAGCACTCAAAATTAGCCGTAAGCGAAGTTTTATTGTTTGTGTGTGAAAATATACTCGGTATAGCGAAAATCGATACAATGCTTAAATTAGATGATGAAATGAAATTGCTTGATACAGAAAAGATTCAAAATGCAATACAAAAATTAGAGAGTATAGGGTGGTAAAATGGAAAACAAAATGGAATGGCTTATCAATCAATTAAAAGGTTTTGTTGAAATTGGGTTTACTAAAATGAGAATTACAAAAGAAAAATTGATTTTATCAAACGAAAAACACGAAAGAAAAGTTACCGACAACACATATCACTTGATTGTAAGCGATGATTGGCGAAAGTATTATGATATTCAAGAGATGATTAAAGAATTAGAATTAAAGAACAAAATCACCAAAATCGTTGTTGAAAAGACAAATGACTTGCTTAAAGCGTTGAATATCGTATTAACACTACAAATCAGCGAACTTGTAACGAAAATTATTGGGGAAATCAAATGAATGAATTATTAGCACCTAACTCGCTTAAAGTCGAATATCAATTACCAACACTTAAATATGATATTACATCGATTAAAGACGCAGTTAAAGACCTCGAAGAAGAAATAAATGAGTTGTTAAAAACCGCAACAGATGATGATATTGAATTGGTTAAAACGAACAAAACCGAATTAAACAAACTCGCAAAAGCTTTGTCAGATAAACGGATTGAAATTGTTAAAGAGATTAAAAAGCCACTTGATGTGTTTGATAAAGATGTTAAAGACATCACGAAAACCGTTCAAGATTTAAGTGACAAATTAAATGGAATTGTCATTGATTACGAAACCGAACAAAAAGAAAAAAAACGCAAAGAAATAATGGCATTAAGTGATTATGCCGATTATACCGTTTTCAATGAAAAATGGTTGTTAAAAGGCACATCAATCAAGCAAGTTGAATTTGATTTAAGCGAACAAAAAAAGACGTTTGAAACGAATTGTAAGTTGATTGACGCAACTTGTAAAGCATATAATCTTGAGCCAGACAAATACTTCAAAATGCTTGTAAGTGCCGATGACGTTGATAGCATTATTAAGATGATTGAAAATGATAATGATGTTAGAAACACTTATCAAGACAAGCCGACTGAACAAGCGACTGTAAAAGTATCTAATGAGATACTTCGTGAAACTGACATTTATAGCAAGACTTTCACTGTTAAAGCAACAAAAGCTCAACTAATTATGTTAAAGGATTACATGGACAAAATCGGTATTGAAATTGTATAAAGGTGGTGCGCTATGCTTAAAGCGACATGGAGTGATTATGTTATCAAAGAACACATCTTAAAAAACGCTGTTATTCTCATTGACACACGAGAACAAGAAAATTCACATATCATTTCTTATCTCGATAAAAAGGAAATTAAGCACCAAAGTGTTAAGTTAAGTTACGGTGATTATGGCTTGCTTATTCCTAAAAATGAAATATACGGCTTTATGCAAGATGTTGTTCTTGATTTCGCTATTGAGCGCAAAGGTTCATTAGAAGAATTAAGCGGTAATTTCACTAACGATAGAGATAGAATAGAACATGAATTATGGCGTGGTAATGGTAAATTAGATTTGCTTGTCGAAAACGGATCGATTGACGACATTATTGCAAAGAACTATAATACTCAATATGATAAAAACTCGTTTATTGCCACGCTATGTTCGTTTCATCATCGCTATAATATTGGCTTGCATTTCTGCAAAAAAGAAAATAGTGGTTACATGATAGTTGCGTTACTAAAATACAAATTAAGAGAAGAACTTAAAGGAGATTAAATGACTGAAAAACAAATATCTTTATTGAACGAAAAGTCTTTATTAGCAACAAGAATTAAAGCGGTAGAAAAAGAAATTGATGTTTGCTTTGTTGATAAAACAACCGATGATGAAGATTTTACATTACTGCAACTGCAATTAAGTGCTATGAAAAACTATTCCAGGCACTTGCAAGCAAGAATAGATTTAAGAAAGTGAGTGATTAAAATGACAAAAGAAAATATTAACATTGAATTGTTAAATGAAATTAGAGATTGGCTTGCGGTTAAGCATGGGCTTGAAACCTATTACACAACCGATGATCGAGTTGCTTATGCGGTATTTGTTGCCTATAACGCTTATATGGTTGAAGATAAATCCTATAATACTTCAATGGAATTTTTGAATGATGTTCTCAAACTTATTCCATATAAATTGGCTTACCCCGCACTTGAACGTAGTATCTACCGAAATCTTAAAAAGGTTTTTGATGATGAATATACCGATGTTAAAAAGAGTTGTATTCATTTAGCAAAGCAATTTAAAGAACAAAAGGCGGTATAAAATGCCAGAAAATAAGATTGCCGAAAAGGTAGAAAAACAGCAAGTTGTAATTAGTCGAGTAAATAACAAATTAAAGATTTTCTTGGCTTTCTTGCCCAACATTCTTATTAACTTGTTCGCTATTATCGCTTTAGCTTTAATCACACTTATTGCTTTTAACTTTGACGCTGACTACATTCTATCATGGGCTTTCGTTATCACAACAGGCTTGTTACTGGTTATTTATGTTTCAGTTCATTGGGCAACATTTGACGCTAAAGTTAAGGCGTTAAGGCGAAATAAAGAGAATATTGAATATTGTTTAGCGCAAGAGCAAGATATTAAGAAAGTCACAAATACTGTTGTATGGGCTAATCACAAACACGAATTTCTTGGCTTTCGTAATCAAGACCAAAAGATAGTTGCTTGGAAAACTCACATAACAAATCAATTAACGAAATTAAGCAATAAAGCAAGTAGAAAAGACTTATTCATTGAAACGCAAGATGTAACGCCATTTCAAAGAAAAAACCTTACTGAAGAACAAGTTAAAGAACTTGAAGCAAAATATGATGAGCAAAAGAGCAAGTGCCGATATTTAAAGCGTAAAGCGCAACTTGAAAGTTATCTTGAAGATAAATGGGTTGCTAACAACATTAACAAGATAAGCATTGAGTTTAACGAGGTTGATATTCAGTTTATTGAAACCGGCAGTGTTATTAAAGGTATCACAAAGGACAAAACGCAAAAGAAAGGCAAGTATGCTAAAGACAATACCGTATCACGAGTTGTTAGCATAATCTTAACGCTTTTCATTTCAGCGTTTACTGCCGATTTAGGTTTAAGCCATTTCACTCCTGACGCTTGGTTTGTGTTCACGATCCGTATGTTTTTATTGGTTGTCAACATTACAATGGGTTTAAATTACGGTGAAACTTATTATGCCGAACTTGACATACATAACGTTGATTCAAGAAACATGATTGCCGACGAGTTTAAGATATGGGCGTTAGAAAAAGGCTATACAAGTTAAATAAAAAGAAAAGCACTCGTTTGAGTGCCTTTTTTATTTATGTTTGTGTTTGTTCTGCTAAGACTTTTTTATCAAAATAGACTTGAACGAACTTTAATGCGAAAGCAAATACTTGACATATCGTAATTAAAGCCATAACAATAGCAAGTTTATCAATATCATCTCTAACTGAAAATAGAAACCATGTAAATAATCCTGCACCTACAACACTCATGTAGCCATAAGAGAAAGCGATGTAATAAGGTGATACGATAAAACCCATTTCTTTACGCAATTTAATGCGCCTTTTAAATAGTTTAAGAGAGCCAAGAGCGATACCGAGCAACAGAAACACACCAATGATATTTATTGCCATTGATGATGTTGTTGTTTCAAGCGACATATACATTGAAAAAACGATAGTCAAAGGCAATACGATAGCGAATAAGCCGATAAAAAGACCGACAATTTTTGATTTAGTTGAGTTAGTCATAATAGCAACCTATCGCAATTTAATATCGCTAATTCGTGTTCCAAGAGCTTGTTCTACTTGTGCTATATCATCAGCAATATCTAACGCTTCTTCTTTTGTCATTACGCCATCTTCAACAGCTTGTTCAATCTTTGTAACGAAACTATCAACCAAAGGAATTTTAACTTGCTTTAATGTAGTCGCAACAATAGCAAATTGTTCTTTTTGTTCTTTTGTTAAAGATACCGAAGATAAATTGACATTAGCACTTGTTTCGAGATAGCCAACAACGCCTATCATGCCCTCACGAAGCGTTTTGTTTTCTAATTGTAATTCATCAACTTTAGTCAAAAGGTTTGATGTTTGCAATCCCAATTCACCAAGTTTATTAAGCAAAATCTTGTTTGAGTTTCTAAGCATAGGCACAACTGTTTTAATAAGAACCGCTAAACCGCCAATCATCGATCCCGAAACAGATAACCCTTTAACCCAATTCCAAATATTAGTCCAATTCCAATCGCCAATTTGCTCAAAGAAAAGTCCTAATCCGTTTACAATATTTTCATACATTTCACTCATACTCGCTAAAAACATAATAGCACCCCCTAAATCCTAACGTAGTCTGGGAAAACGTGAGCCATTAACTCGCCTATTTCGCCATCCAACTTCGTATTGTGTTCTCTTAACGCTTGATTTTCGGCTTTAAGCACCTTTTCATTTGCTACTGAGGTATTTATACTCGTTTGTAATGAAATAAGCATATCGCCTAATTTTACGCTTTTGTCGCCATCTACAATTTCAAGCTCAAATAAATCTACATAACCGACTTGCTTGTTTCCTTGTTCGTCTTGATATGCAATTTGAACTTGACCTGGTTGTGAAGCATTTAACTTAACCAACGCTTTCGACCATTCTTTTGCCGTATGTTGCTTAACATTTGTTATCACTAAAACCACTCCTTCAAGTTAAAGATTAGGCGGTTATACGCTACCGCCAAACGGAAATCATTAAAGCAATTCAGCGACTTTCTCTTTGTATTCCACTGGCACATCATCGATAGTCAGTTTCCCCGCCTTAATTTTCGCAACAAACAAATCAATAATAAGTTTCTCGTCCATTTTAAAACTCGCTAAAATAAATATTTGCTTGCTCTTTACACCAATTCACATACTCACGGTATCTTATATAATCATTGTTAACGGGGTCAGAAATACCTTTGTTTATCAAAGCAAATTCATCGTCTTGACTATAAACCATGCGGATTAACGCAACAACCCCTTCTGACTTGGTTGTGATTATAGCGGTTTGAAGAGTTGTTTCAGCTTTATATATAACTCGTTCTCCAGACTCTTCTCTTACAACATTTTTATTTTGCATAATTTCAAAACACGAATTGCCAAAATTTCTAACTTGAAAATCAACAGGAACATAATCCATTTCCGCTGTCATTCTTTTAATTTCCATTTCGTATATTCTCCTTCATTTGTTTGAAATGTGGTTGCATATATCTTTTAAAAAGTGGGTATGAATCAGAGTGCTTTAGCCATCCGAAGTAGCTCATTAATGATGATGCGGTGTGTTTTGATGGCTTTTTGGAATAGCTGAAGCTTTTTCTTCGCATCCGTTTTGTGATCCGTTTCCTGATAAAGGTTTTATTTCTTTGAAAGCAGAACCCGCAAAAATCGAGCGGGCGTTTAGAAACATTGAATATTTGCCAATTGTCTTTAATTTGTAGATGTTCTTGATTAACAAATTCGTTTAGTTCATCAAATTTCTTCCGCAGTTCACGCTTGTTGGGGCCAAACAAAACCATATCATCCATATACCGTATGTAATAGTCTATACCAAGTTTCTGTTTGATAAAGTAATCAGTGCCCTGTAAATAGAAGTTGGCAAACCACTGACTAGTATAATTCCCAATTGGGATTCCCGGACCGTGACTATCAATTATTGAATCGATAAGCCATAAGCAATCATTATCTTTAATAATCGCTCTAAACTTTTGTTTTAGAATTTCTTTGTCGATTGATGGGTAAAACTTTCGAATGTCAATTTTTAGGCAATAACGCGTTGATTTTGGGTCTGTCTGTATCCATTTTTCACACACCTTCTTTGCATATAATCCGCCTCGATTAGGAATGCTGGCACAAGACCATTTATACATCCCGCGCATGATTAAAGGCCTAATGACATTGATTAAGCACCAATGAATAATTTGATCCGGATAATAGCGTGGTTTAAAAATAGTTCTTTCTTTATTTGACAAACCATCATAAATCTTAGCCTCAATATACTTTGAAGGGATATATGATTTTTCTTCAAGCAATGATTTTACATAAGCAAGTGCTTCGGCATTATTTTTAAAAACCATCTGAACCGCTCTTTTTTTTCTCTTTCCTTTTGCTGAATCCAAAAGTGATTTCGAAATATTTGTTTCCGAACAAATGTCTTGATATAAAAAACCTTTTCTTTTCATGATGTCCTATCTTTCTATGGCAATGATGGCTTTTCAATTATTTACTAAGCCATTCCCTTTATAGAGCCATTTTTCAGCAAGTGCTGAGGGACTTTTGGCGCAATTACAATAGAAAGACGAGCGCCGATGCTCAGGTTCGTGTTACCAAGACTGTTGTTGAGATTCCAGTAGAACGGGCCGGCATTGGAGCTGTTGTTCCAATTGCCGCCAAACCCGACAACAGACAAGAAGCGCGCCCAAAGTCCCTATATATTTTGTGGAACATTAAAGCCAAAGCTTTTGGGGGAGGCATCCCCCACGCCCCCTTAAGGGCGTTTAGAAAGACGAGCGCCGACGCTCAAGAACGCAATACCAAGACTGCCGTAGAGAGCCCAGAAGAACGGGCCGGCAAGGGAACCGAAGCTCCAACCGCCGCCAACAAAAGCAGTTCGATCTCCGGTGTTTTGATAATAATAATCGGAGAAGTATAACACTGACGAACCACCAGTAATTGAAGTTGGAAATTTTGCAAATGGGTACAATGCGTCATAACCAAGTTCAGAACAATAACCGTCGGAATTTATGTTGACGTAACTCAATTTCACAAACGGCGATGCATAGTCTCCTGCCACTGAGGCGGTATCGTTGTACAAGGATGGGAGTAAGCATATCCAAGTTTGATTATTTGAAATTTTAACCCCATCGATGTTTTTATAGGTGTTGCCATAGGGGTTTTCCATGCCGCGCCAAATACAAGAGTATTTCCCATCGTTTGCGGTTTTAGCACCTGACGAGGCGACGACCGCGTCACACTCACCAGTTTTGTTTGCGACATTATAAACCATTTGAGTTAGAGTTGTAGTAATCGCGGCACCGTCAAAGATAATTTCGGATTGACCAGCCGCTGGTGTATCAACGGTAATTGACACAATTTTTCGGTCTTGAGCAACTTGTCTTCCACCTTGAGATGTTCCAATGTCAATCATTTGCCCGACACGATATAACGCTGCTTGTGCGTTCGTTAATATAACTCTATTAACGGCTGTTTCAGCAACCAATGGAAGGTGCGTAGCGGTGTATTGACCAGCAGTAAACCCTTGCAAAATACTTTGCATATTTTTTGTTGCAAATTCAATCATCATTGGGATTTGAACTAAATCTACATATTCAGCAACGTCTGTGATTTGATATTTCGAAGCAGTACCAAGCCCGTCATTTAATCTTGCGGCCGTTCTAAAATTAGCGCGTGAATACGAAACTTTTTGAATAGCGTTTGTCACTGATTTAAGTTTGCTATCAACGCTAAACGAGCCTTCGTAAGCCCCAATAAAGTAACTGTCATTCTCTGTGCCATCTTCGTTTGTGAATGATAATGGGGTGCGGTATCCGGCAAGTTTTGATTGGCACATCCAAATGTAATGGTAGTTTGTTCCACTTTCCGTTTTCCATTCTTCTTTTATATAATACTTTGGAACTCTAACAAACACATTGCCATCTAAATGAGTTTCTCTTGTGCGCTGGAATATTGGAATATAATCGAAACTATTATATACAACTTCATCATCTACACCAACAGAGGCGACAAGCCCTGTGGCAGAACCAATTTTTAATTCGCCGCCAAACCGAGAAACTCTTTCTAACGTTGGAGATGACTGACCGACAATTTCACGGACACCATATTCTTTGTAGTCTAACAATTCTAATACATCTTCTATAACATCGATACGATGTTCGTTGTTCAGGATGTCTTGCTGGGCTTGCTCGACGAGTGGCTCGACGATATCGAGGCGGTCTTCGTTAGCAAGAATAACTGTTTCAATATCGCGTGTGTCGGTCATGTCAATATCACCAGCGACTACCACGACATCGGCGTCAAGTGCGTGACCGTTAACCGTCGTAGTCTTATCAACCTTAGCGGCTAACGCTGTGACTAAATCTACGCCCTCAGGGTATTGGTCGAATATCGCTAATATTTCAGTGATAGTATTAACCACGCTATCGGCGTCAGTGCCGAGTAGTGCCACGAGCGTATTTAAGTCAGTAACTTGCTGTGCTGTCATTAAACCAGCGAGAGATGTTGTAGCGCTACCAATAAATGCTTTTAGTTCAGCAAGCGTGATTACGGTTGCGGTTGTGTCGTTTTGATAAGTTATTGTAATTAAGTCCGTTCCTGTTCTAACGATACTTTTAACTAACAAACTCACCTTTGTATCAGTATATGTTTTAACCGCTTTTTGTGACGCTATTTTAACATCACTGTTTGCCTCTAATGTGCCATCAGTATCAATGTATGTCAAAGGAATCTTTAACTCATCTTCGGCTTTCGTTGCATAAGTTGTTGTGATAACATTTCCGCTTGCGTCTTGTTCTGCTTTTTTAACCGTTGTTGTGCCGTCAATAAAATCGGCGTCTTGTTCTTCAAGCGCTACAATATCAGCTTCCGCTTCTGTCATTCTTGCCGCTTGATCCGCGAACACTGCACTAACTGCTGTATAGATTTCTTCGTATGTATCGGCTTCTACAAGTTCATAGTTGTTTATGCCATCTTGAACAAGATAAAAAGCCAAATCAAGATTTTCATAAGTGCTATTTGTTAAATAACCAACATACAAAGCGTTTCTTCCAGCGTAGTAAGTTAAGCCAATTAAATCGAGTGTGTAATAGAAAACTTGATAACTTGTTTCAACCGTATCTTCAATAATAGTCCATGAAGCCGTTGACATTGGCAATAACGTTGTTGGCCTGCCTTTTGGCGACATAAACGTGACAAGAGGTGCGCCACCGCTAAATGTTCCAGCAGGCAACGCAATAGCAATTTGTTTTGTGCCAACATCACCTTGATTGATTGTTGCTTCTTCATCTACAAATGTGTATTTGCCAGTTCCACTATCATAGGTTAAACTTCCTTGCTTTGTTAAATGGTAACTTGCGTCATAAAAATATACCGCTCTTGCTGTTATCGCCATGTTAAATCACTCCTTATTTTTTAATGCTTAATAATTCTAATATGCCAAGCGCACCAAATAGTCCGCTAACAATCAAAGTTTGTGGCTGTGCTTTAAAAATGTAATCAAAATATGTAATCCAATGTAAACTTAACCAACCAGTTAAATCCATTTCATTTGCAACACCAAGTTCATCGACAATAGTGAAAGTTAAATCAGCACTATATATCTTTATTGTAAACCATATAATCATTAAAGCAAAGAGAATTATCGCTTTTGCTATATGCAATACGTTTTCTTTTTTCATTTGTAAAACTCCTTTTTATATGGCAAGAGCCACGCACCATTTAAGATAACGTGGCACTCGCTCACATATTTATAAATCAATTCTTTCAAAATTGTATGTCAAGCTCGATAATTCAGCCGTTCCAGCATTGACAAAACTGCGCGGTGTTTCCAACACATATCGTGCCAACACGTCAGTTAAATCTAAGTCGCCAGTTGTTGAGAACTCTATATCTGGTGCGCCAACCGTTCCAGCGTTACGAACACCTGAGTTAAATAGCACGATGCCTTTAACAACTGTATTGGCCGTTACAGTGAATAACGGCGCAGTGCCAGAAATATAAATACTCGCTTTACCAGCCGAAAAACCCCAAGTAATCGTTTTGAGAGTATCAATCAGACTATCAGCAGCGCCACTCACGCTGCCATATAAGCCAATTCTATTGTAGCCAGTTGTATATTGCGCTGCTAAGCCACCCTGTGCCATTGTAAGAAAATATTGTTCGCCTAATCCTGTTAAGTTTGCCATTTTAAATCACTCCTTATATATATTTTTAAATTGGGAATCCTGTTGCGCTATCTATTGTGGAATAATTCTTATCTGTTGCTTTTGCTCTTGCATAGCACGTAACTGTTCCTAAACCACTTAAAATTGTAACATTTACAGTTGCACTTGGTGCTATTAGTCCTCTTGATGTTGTTGGTGTTTCGTTTTGGTCGGAATATATTGTTGCATAAACAGTGTCATTATTTGTTATTTGGAAAACAAAACTATCTGTCGCACCACCATCAGTCCATGATATAAAGTTTATAGACGGCTCTGTTGTGCTATCAATAAAATTAAATGTTGGTGTTAATAAGTCGCTTTCTATTATCGCTGCACTAAATGTTTGTCGCGTTCCTTCTGTATAATTTAATGTTGCTGCTAACGTGTCAGTTTCATAAATGCTTATAGATATATATTCTCTATCTTGATAATTTAATGTCGCAACAAGCAAATCACTTTCAAGCATATCTAATATGAATATTTCATTTTCTTGGAATACGAACGCTGCTGTTAAGTAGTCAGTC